TCATTTGCGCGGAGTCCTCTTCGACAACACAAAGCGGCCTCGGTGGCGCTCGACAAGCGTACCCTCCCCGACGTGAATGGTTGGTCGCTCGCGCACGTTCCTGTCCCTCACGATCCACCCAGCCATTTGTGCGCGCGTCGTGTCGAGGAGCGCGAGGACGCTGCTCGGTAGCGAGGCTGGCGAGAGCCCAGCCTCTAGCTCAGTCACGGCGTTGAAGAGATCGTAGGTCAGTGCGATAGCCTGCTTCGCGTCCCCTACCTCAACGTCGAGGAAACAAAGCGAGGCTCGGGGCCGGCCCAATGAAGTCGTGTAGCGCGGAGCTACCCGGCGCCGCGGCACAATCAGGATGGCCCGCCGACGCGGCGGAGGCAGCGGCTGGCCGAATGTCGTCGTAAGCGAGACATGGAAGTTCTGCTCGTCGTTCAGTAGGTCCTCGACCTGATTCGCGATCTCCCTGAGTTCATGGCCATGGCCATCGGAGTCCGCGACGACGCGCTGGAACTTGTCGAGGGAGTCAGCAGACGGCACGACAGCCTGCCGCGCGCCAACGCTCCGGCGCACAAGCCGACAGGCAAAGTCACGTACAACACGCTGCAGTCTGGCGGCAGCCGTTGGCTTCTTCGACCGCACGGTTGGCAGCGCCAAATGCTCATCCAGGTCGACAAGGCGCTCGAGAAGTGCCCGCTCGTTGGTTGTTAGCAGGCGCTTTCGAACGGCCAGCTCGAGCCCCTCCCGCACCGACCGGCTGAACCTGATATCCAAGTCGGCGAGTTTAAGTGGGCCGCCCCATCCATCGACCTCCGCGTCGGGCGATGCACGTGCCGGATCGAGTAAGTCGACCACGCCGTCGAGCAAAGTCGCGATCATCTGCGGCACGTATGCACCAGACCGAGACTGAAGGAAGTAGTGCAATCCCATAGCCGTGGGATTGTTTTCGTGCAGGCCGAGCTCGCGTATGTCGCGCAGCACGGAGGTGGCCACGCGACGATCCCAGCAGTGGAAGAGTGCATGCTGGTACTGCGCGGCGACCAGCTGGTAGAGCGCAAGCGCACTCTCCTTGCGAGGCCGGCGGCCTGCTATCGCATCCTTGTCGGCTTCAAGCAGGCGAGCGGCCCACCCGCATGGATCTCCTGACAAAGACCCATGCCCCGCGCCGCTGCCGGCGAGCAAGTATGAGAAGAGGGAGAACAGGTCCCGAAACGCCCAGCGCTTGCCCGTACCGAGCTCGAACCACCGAAGGATCCGCAGGAGCGACTTGCCCTCGCGCGTGCTGTCGAGCAGCTTTCGGCTCGTGCAAAAGGGGCAGGCTGGCCCGGCGGCGCATGCGCCATGGTCGGCCCACAAGGCACCATCGATCGCACGCCGAAGGACTTGCTCGGCCGGCGGCTCATCACCCGAGTTGGGCTTTTCGATCAGTGACTCCGCGTCCATGGGCCAGATCGCGACCTCGGGGAACTTGGCTAATGGCCAGCAGGCTGGCGCATCGGGCGCCTGGCTGATCGCCCTTGCAATTTCCTCAAGGAGTTCTTGCGTCTCGACCATACCCTCGTCGATCGCGTGGATCATGGCATCGTCAAGCACGCCACGATTCACGCAGCACAAATAGACAGCGTCGGGAGCGTTCACGGCGGCAGCCAGTTCGGCAACGAGTAAGCTCGCCGGAGTGTCCCTGCCTTTCCCGCCGACCGACGCGTCGGCGACTATTCTCAGGTCAAGTTTGCGACGCGGATTAGCGAGCGAGCCGGCATCGACCTCCACGATGCGATCCACAATACCGGACGAGGGATGGTAAGCCGTCGTAAGCGCTGCGATGAGCGAGCTTCCGCAATTCAGCGCGACGTCGAGTTGCTCCGCCGTGGCCTCAACTGCTTCCGTCTTTCCGTTTCCTGGTCCGCCGACAAGCAGGACGACACGGGGCGTGTCCGACGCGAAGCCTGCCACGCGCTCGACCCAGTCCCGCAGCCTCTGAAGTAGGTTCGTCTCGAAGACGGCCTTCCCCGGCCTGCCGCTGTTGGGGTCGAACAGACGACGCACTCCGCCCCCGCGGTTTCCGGCCCAGTCGAGCAGTCCAGACGGAAAGATAGCCGACCGGCCAACGTCGCCCCCGTCGACCACCGGCTAAGCCGCCATCTTGTCGGAACGGGTCCTGGTGGCGGCGTACTTCATCAAGACCTCGCCCCACATCTCGGCGATGAGGGGTGGCACGGCGTTGGCAACCTGGGTGAACCGAGGAACCTGCCGTGCGCGCAGCTCGCCGCCAGTCGTGTACTTCCCCTTGAAGACGAACCAATCTGGGAATGTCTGGAGACGAGCGTTTTCCCGGACAGTAAGCGTGCGAGGCTCGCTGTAGTGCAGCAAATCGTCCGGCATGCTCGTGATGGTGGGGGATGGCGCTTCCGGGTCGAGGACTCGGGTAGCCATCTTCTTGATCCCGTAGCGCTCTCGCATCTCCCGATTGAGCTGGACATTCAGCCGCCCGCTCGCCTTGCACTCAGCAATGATCTTTTCGAAGCGCTCCACTATGCGAGGTGCGTGGTTTGCTAGCCGAGTGTCCGTGACCGGGCCCCGGTGCCCATCATTCATCAAGCGCTGGAAGTTTGAGAGCGGACGTGGTGCCAGGAGTGCCTCGTAGCCCTTGGTGTCGGGGCTTGGCCCTACGCCAGCCCTCGCCTTCTCCAAGTCGGCGATTGCCTGCCGCGCGGTGACCTTGGTGCTCAGCGAGCGCTTTTCGAGAAAGCGGACCCTTGATGCCCGGAGCCAAGCGAAAGGATCTTCTCCGCTCGGCAGCCTCTTGAACTCCGACTTTAGCATCCCGACAAGGAAGAACCGGGGCCGGTGCTGCGGCACGCCAAATGATGAACAGCGAATCGTGTCGGCATAGACATGGTACATCTTTCCAAGTCTGGCCACGAGCTCATCGGCAAAGTTTCGCCTGCCCGTTAGATCGCCGTCAGCACCGAAATCATAGGTGATGCCCCTGACATTCTCGATCAGCACAAGGCGCGGCCTGACGAGCTCGACGAAGTCCAAGTAGCGCTCAAAGAGCACGTTGCGTGGATCGCCAGCACGGCGTCGCCCGGCGCTAGAGAAACCCTGGCAAGGTGGGCCGCCCGCAAGAAGATCAACATGGCCCCGCAGCCCTGATAGCTGCTCTGCGTGCTGCTCCAAGAGTTCTTCTATGGCCCAGGGCTGGACAGGAAGCCAATTTGGCCAGTCGAACGTGCACTTCGACGCCTTGCCAGTGAGGTTCGTCCGCAACGTATCGAACGCAAAGCTATCCTTTTCGATCGCGAACAAGCCACGCCAACCTGCTTTCAGCAGGCCTAGGCTAAGCCCGCCGCAGCCGGCGAAGGCGTCAATGAATACTGGTTTTTTGTTGCCTACCTGCACGCTTGCCCCCGACTCGCCTCCATGCCGATTCGCACCTTCAGGACTGTAGTCACGCCGCCGCGCGCCGCCAAACGGAACGTATCTCATGGCCTCCCGCCTCTGGGGCTCAGGCCGCCTTTCACCGCCGTTTGGGCAGCGAGCCGAGTTGGAGGGGTTGTGGTAGGTGTTGTTTCCTGGTTCGGCTCGCCTTGATGACGCCAGTCCACCGGAAACGGCTCCATGAGCCCTGGCAGCGTCATCCCCCTTGGCTGCCGTCCGTCCAGGATCGCCTCGACGATGTCGGGGGACAGCAGCGTGAGGCGCAGTACGCGCGAGACGTAGGACGAGTTGATCTTCTCGGCCGCGGCCAGCTCATTGATCGTGGCGAAGCGCCCGGACTCCAGCATCCGCCGCCACCGGAAGGCCCGCGCCACCGCCTTGATGAGTGTGATGTCCTGCCGACGCTCCAGCGCCAGGACGCCCGGCGTGACCATCGCCTTCCGCCCACCCCGCGGCTTCACCGAGAGCGGGATCACCACAGTCAGGGTCTGGGAGGCCTCGCTCATGCGGCCGCCTTCCCGGCTTCGGGCGATTGGGCAGCCAGGTCCCGCACCAGGCTGGCGAGCCCGTCCAGCCGTAGCCGCACCGCGGCGCTGTCCGTACGGACGTCGACGCGGTCCACCAGCAGCCGCACGATCCGCGCCCGCTCGGCGGGGAAGAGCTCGTCCCAGAGGGGCTCGATCCGCTCCAAGGCCTGCATGACCTCGTGCTCGGTGATGTCGGGCGCTGTTGCGCGTGCTGCCTGCCAAGTGCCGACCACCATCTCGGGTTGGCGCAGCAGCGCGCGGACCTGGGCGACCACCGCCGCCTCGATCTCCCCGGCCGGGAGGCGTGCGATCGCCGGCCGCTCCGTCGCGCCGCCCTTCAGCACCGCCTGACTCACGTAGTAGCGGTACATCTGCCCGCCTCGGCCGCGGCTGTGGCTCGGCGACATGGCGCGGCCGTCGCTGTCGAAGATCAGCCCGCGCAGGAGCGGCGCCGTGGTGTTCCGCGTCCGGTTGACCCGCACCCGCGGGCTGACCTGCAGGACCGCGTGCACCGCATCCCACTGCGCTTGCGTGACGATGGCGTCGTGCTCGCCGGGATAGGCCGTGCCCTTGTGCACCGCCTCGCCGAGGTACACGCGGTTGCTAAGGATGCGGTAGACGTCGTGCTTCGTCAGCGGGCGTCCGCGCTTGGTGGTCGCGCCCTCGGCTCGCAGTATCTGGACCAGCTTCGTGCAGGACTCGGTCTCGACGAAGCCCTGGAAGATCCGCCGCACCAGCGCGGCCTCGGCGTCGTTCACCACCAACTTCCGCTCGCGGACGTCGTAGCCGAGCGGCACGTAGCCGCCCATCCACATGCCCCGCTTGCGCGAGGCCGCAACCTTGTCGCGGATGCGCTCGCCGATGACCTCGCGCTCGAACTGCGCAAAGCTCAGCAGGATGTTCAGTGTCAGCCGGCCCATGCTGGTGGTGGTATTGAAGCTCTGCGTCACCGACACGAACGTCACGCTGTTCGCGTCGAACACCTCGACCAGCTTGGTGAAGTCGACCAGCGACCGGCTCAGGCGGTCGATCTTGTACACGACCACCACATCGACCAGCCCGTCCCCGATGTCCGCGACCAGCCGCTTCAGGGCGGGGCGCTCGAGGGTGCCGCCGGACACGCCGCCGTCGTCGTAGCGGTCCCGGACGAGCACCCAGCCCTCGGCACGCTGCGAGGCTATGAAGGCCTCGCAGGCCTCGCGCTGGGCGTCGAGGGAGTTGAACTCCATGTCGAGGCCTTCCTCGCTCGACTTCCGGGTGTAGACCGCGCAGCGGAGCTTCCGCACGGTCGCCGGCATGGCGCCGGCCGGCTTCGCGTCGCGCTTCATGCCGCGCTCCGGCTCGGGCGCAGCCCGAAGAACACGCGCCCGTTCCAGCGCGTGCCGGTGATGGCGCGGGCGATGGCGGAAAGCGACTGGTAGGGGCGGCCCTCGTACTCGTAGCCGGTCCGCGTGACGGTCACGACGTACTCGACGCCCCGGTACTCGCGGATCAGCTGCGTGCCGGCGATCGGCCTGTCGTCGCCGCGCTTGCGCCGGACGGTGACCTTCCCGCCGTCGAGCTGCTCGCCCAGCGCCTCGAGCCGCGCCAGCGTCTCCGGCTTCAGCCCGCCATAGGCGAGCTCCTGGATCCGGTAGGCGAGCCGGCTCTCCAGGAAGCGTCGGTTGTAGGGCGGCGGCTCCGCCGCGAAGAGCTCGCGCCACTGCTGCTTCAGGGCATTGGTGCTGATCGTCTTCAGGGCAGCCAGCCGCCGCGGTACGTCCGCTGGCGGGATGGCGGCGATGGTGGGTGCCGGCGCCGGCGCGGTGTCCTTCTTCCTCGTCATGCGTCTCCCCGAATGGACGGGTTCGCATGACGGCGCTGGGCGGCCGGAAAGTGTAGCAACCGCTCTCCGTCGCCGGTGGCCTCGGGCGCGGCTTCCTCGGCAGCGCGGCTGCGGAGCCGCAGAAGCCCACGGGCGAGCAGGTCGCAGACCTCGCGGAGGTGCGGCGGGAGGTGGGCGTTGATGGGGGAGGACAAGGGGCTCGGCACGCACCGCTAATGGCAGGCACGGCGCATGAACCGCAATGCACTGAATTGCGGCCGCGATGCGGTTGCGGGGCGCCCGTGGCTACATCCCAATCTGGCGCCCGAGCCAGATGACCCGGCCGAGCACCGCGATGCCCTCGGGCGGGAGGTCGGCGAACGTCGGGTAGTGCTCCCTGTTGTCGGAGATGATCGTCACCCGCCCGGTGGTGGGGTGCACCACCACGCGCTTCACCTGCAGGCCGCCGTCGGTCCGCAGCACGTAGATGCCGTCCTTCCGGCCGGGGCGGGTCTGCGAGAGGTCGACCAGCACGTTGTCGCCCTGGCGGAGAGTGGGCTCCATCGAATCGCCGTCCACCGCGATCACTGCCAGCTGCGATAGGTCGGCTCGCGTGACCCGCTTCAGCCAGTCCGCGCGGAACGCGACACGGTAGATCGGCGCGCCGTCCTCCGCCTCGAGCCCCGGCCCGGCGGAGGCCGCCGCATCATAGACCGGCAGCATGGCGAAGCGGTCGCCGCCGATCTGCACCAGCTCTGGCCCCTGGCTCTTGCCGCGCCCCTCGGAAGGCGCGCCGTCCGATTCGAGGTAGGCGAGGATCAGCGGTACCTCGTGGGCACGCAGCGCCCGCTTCCCGGTCAGGAGCCGGCTGACCTGGCTGTTGTCCACCCCTAGCGTGGCGGCCAGGCCCCGCTGCGTCTTGCCAGGGCGGGACAGGCCCTCGCGGATCTGCTCGACGGTCAGCATGGCCGGTCCGCCCGATTCGCTTGCCGCATCGCGGCGGGGCTCGCCGATGGCTGGGTCATGGTCGTGTCTCCGAGGGAACCGTCGCGAGCCTCTCTAGCCTGCGATTCCGCGGGCGCCAAGGCTTCGCAATGCGATAATCGCAACACGACGATCTGATTCGCAATCTACGGAAGATAGTGCATTGCGCTGACGATGCGGCGCGCATTACCCATCCGGGCATGCCGCTCGTCGACCCCGCCGCCACCGTCCTCGCCCGTTTCGGCGGCTCCGGCCCGCTCGCGCGCCGCCTCGGCCTCGACCGCAGCGCCGTGCACCGCTGGGCGCTGCCGAAGTCCCGCGGTGGAAGCGACGGGCTGATCCCCGCCCGCCATCACCGCCGTGTCCTGGAGCTCGCCTCCGCGGAGGGCATCGCGCTCACCGCCGCCGACCTCGTCGGCGCGCCGCGGCCAGCGGACGGGCCGCCCGAGCCCGGGGCCGACGACGGATAGCCGTCGCGCCCTCCCTCCTCTCCCGACAACCCGCCGTCATCGCTCGTCCCGGAGCATCGCCCCGTGCTGTCCGCTCGTCCGCCGATTCCCGAAGTCGATCTCGCCGCCGCGGTCATCCACCGCGCGATCGAGGATGCCCTGACGCCCGACGACCGCCTCGCCCGCCCGCGCGTCATCGCGACGCCGACCGGGCCGCGCCGCGGCTTCACCGTGGGGCTGAAGCCCCGCGACCGCGAGGAGGCGGTGCGCTTCCTGCTCGACGCCAGGCCCGGCTGGGCGGAGGCGCGGGAGGCCTGGTGCGACGCCGCGGGCGTCGACCCCGACGTGATCCGCCGCCACGTGCTGCGCCAGATCGCCCCCTCCTCCATCCCGGCCGACATCCGCCGGACGCTCCGCACGCCGGTCCTCCTCGCCGTGGCCGCGCCTGAGCCCCGCAGCCTCCCCGCCGTGCTCGCCCCCGTGCAGGCCGCGGCCCCGATCGCGGAGGCGGCCTGATGCACCCGCTTCCGACCAACCGCCCGACGCTGGACGCCGTGCGCCGCATGCCGGTGTCCGAGGTCCTCGCACTGCCCGCTGAGCACCTCGCCTTGCTGCAGGCCGACGCCCGCGAGGCGGTCGAGGCCGCGAAGCGCGCCCAGGACTGGATCGAGGGCGCCATCGCGCTCCGCTACGAGCAGCGCGCCGTCGGCGCCCGCGCCGCCGCGGGCAAGGACACCGGGGGCGTCCGCTTCCAGGACGAGAGCGTCGAGATCGCGGCCGAACTGCCAAAGCGCGTGGAATGGGACCAGCGTCGGCTCGCCGCGCTGGCTGAGCAGATCCGCGCCGGCGGCGAGGATCCGGGGGAGTACCTCGAGGTCAGCTTCAAGGTCTCCGAGCGCGCCTACACCGCCTGGCCCGAGCGCATCCGCAAGGCCTTCGAGCCCGCGCGCATGGTTCGGACCGGGCGGCCGACCTATCGGCTCACCATCATGTCCGAGGCGGAGCTGCGCGACAGTCCACATGCCGGCGTCCCCTCCATGCCTGGGAGGATCGGCTGATGGCGCTCCGCATCATCACCGCCGAGGAGCGGCTCTCCCGGGCGGCCAACAAGACCACGGTCGCGCTGTTCGGGCCGACAGGTGCCGGCAAGACGACGCAGCTGAAGCGCTTGGCGCCGGGCGAGGCGGTCTGCATCGACCTCGAGGCCGGGATGAAGTCCGTCCAGGACTGGCCGGGCGACAGCATCCCCGTCCGCTGCTTCGAGGACATGGTGGTGCTCGCCTCGCTGATCGGCGGGCCCAGCCCCGCGGCGGCGCCGGAGGCGTTCTTCTCGCAGCAGCACTACACGCACTTCGCCGGCCTGCATCCCGAGCTGGTCGCGCTGCTGGCCAGCAAATCGATCGTCTTCCTGGACAGCATCACCGACCTGACGCGCCAGGCGATGGCCTGGGCGAAGAAGCAGCCCGAGGCCTTCTCCGAAAAGACCGGCAAGCCCGACGTCCGCGGCGCCTACGGCCTGATGGCGCGCGAGGTGATCGGGCTGCTGAAGCACCTGCAGCACGCGCCAGGCAAGACGGTGATCATGGTCGGCATCCTGGAGAAGCACACCGACGAGTTCGGGAAGGTCAGCTGGCAGCCGCAGATGGAGGGCGGCAAGGCGGGCCGCGAACTCCCCGGCATCGTCGACCAGGTGATCACGATGTCGCTCTTCTCGCGGGAGAAGGACGGCACGCCCCGCCACGATCCGGAGCGCGGGACCGAGCGGCTCTTCGTGTGCCGCGCCGGCAACCGCTTCGGCCTGCCCGCAAAGGACCGATCCGGCCGCCTCGACGAGACAGAGCCGGCCGACCTCGCCGCCCTGCTCCGCAAGATCAACGCCCCCGCCGCGCCCACCGCCTGAGCCGACAGGAGACATCGATGTACGACATGAACGACGCCGAGCTGCCGCGCAGCTCCGACCTGATCCCGGACGGCACCTTCGCCAAAGTCACCATGGTCATCCGCCCCGGCGGCATCGACGGCCAGGGGGAAATCGACCGCGGGCTGCTGAAGGCGTCGCGCAACGGCAGCGACGCCAAGATGATCGACGCGGAGTTCACCGTGGTCACCGGCCCGCACACGAAGCGGAAGTTCTGGCAGAACTTCACCGTCGCCGGCGGCAAGGTGGACGAGCACGGCGTCTCGATCGCCTGGAAGATCTCGAAGGGGACCTTCCGCGCGATGATCGACAGCGCGCTCGGCCTCGACCCGAACGACATGAGCGAGCCAGCGAAGGCCAAGCGTGTTCTGCGCGGCCTGGCCGATCTCTCCGGCATCACCTTCGCGGCCAAGATCTGCGTCGAGCCGTCGAAGAGTGCCGACTACGGCGACGCGAACAAGCTGGAGCGCGTGGTGCTGCCAGGGGAGCCGGAATACGCGCGGATCATGGCCGGCGAGGTGGTGCCGCCATCGCCTTCCCCGCCGCGGCCGCAGCGCCAGTCCCCGCCGCCCGCCGCCCCCGCCGCCTGGGCCAACACGGGCGCGACAGGGGCGCCTGCCGCGGCTGCCCGCAGCTGGGCCCCGGCGGCGGCGCCGTCCCCGGCCGGGGTCACGCCCAGGCCGCAGCCGTCCCCCCTGACCGGCGGCCCCGAATGGCTGAACGGCTGATGCCCGCATGGCTCGCCGACGCTGGAGGGGGCCGCGGCCGTCGCCGCCCGCACCCGTGGCAGCCGCGACGCTGCCACGGTGCACGCCGGACGATCAGGTCCGGCGTCTGGTCTGCGCCCTCTGCAGCCGCGAAGCGAAGGGCCACGGCTACGTCCACGGTCTGCGCTTCGGGGAGTTCCCGCACTACCAGTTCTGCAGCACCGCCTGCTCGCAGGGCGGTGGTGCGCTGGCGCGGCGGAGCGGCGGCGTGATCGACAAGACGCCGATGGAGCAGCAGGCGGTCAGGGAGGCGCGGCGTCCCTTCGCCGAGGTGCTGACCGAGCTGAACCTGCTGGCCCCGTTCCACGGCCGCAGCGCAGCCGAGATCGACCGCATCATCGAGGCCTGCATCGACGGCTTCCAGGCCTCGATGCGGCGCCAGGCCGCCGAGCGCGACCCGCTCGACGACCCCATCCCCTTCTGAGGTGATCGTGCCCCTCGACCTGAACCACGGCTCCGGCGCGGTCTATGGCCGCGGCGATGCGGGGCACGGCGACGCCGATGCGGTCACCGCCCGGGTCAATGCCGCGATCGATGCGGCCCTGCTCGCAAGGCAGCGGCGCCAGGTGCCGCGCGACTACCTCGGCGGCAGCCGCGTCGGCGAGCCCTGCGCCCGCAAGCTGGTCTACGAGGTCACGCACGCGCCGAAGGACCGCGAAGTCGACGCCGGCATCCTCCGCGTCTTCGACGCCGGCCACCAGTTCGAGGCGCTGTCCATCCGCTGGCTGCGGGAGGCTGGCTTCGACCTGCGCGACCGCGGCGCAGACGGCGGACAGTTCGGCTTCGTCGCCGCGAGAGGCAAGCTGCGCGGTCACGCCGATGGCGTGATCGTCGCCGGGCCTGACGTCGGCCTCCGCTGGCCGGCCCTCTGGGAGCACAAGGCGCTCGGCCAGAAATCCTGGACCGACCTGGTCAATCGCGGCCTGCGGCTGTCGAAGCCGATCTACTTCGCCCAGGTGCAGCTCTACATGGCCTATCTCGGCCTGGACATCGCGCTGCTCACAGCGCTGAACCGCGACACGCTGGCGCTCCGGCACGAGGCCGTTCCGTTCGACGCGGCCGAAGCGCAGCGCCTCTCGGACCACGCCGTCGACATCCTCCGCACCGCCGCAGCGGGCGAGCTGCCGCCGCGCATCGCGCAGTCACGCGACTTCTATCTCTGCCGCTTCTGCCCCTATGCAACGCCCTGCTGGAAGGCGCAGGCATGAGCATCACCCCCTCGCCCCAGCAGGCGGACGCGATCGCGTCGATCGTGAATTGGTATCGCCATCGCCGCACTCAGCAGCAGGTATTCCGGCTGTTCGGCTATGCCGGCACCGGCAAGAGCACCATCACCGCGCTGGCGATCCAGGCGCTGGGGCTCGATCCCATGCCGCGCACCGGCGCGATCACCGGCGGCGTGCTCTTCGCGGCGTTCACCGGCAAGGCCGCGCTGGTGATGACGCGCAAGGGCACGCCAGCGTCGACCATCCACTCGCTGATCTACCGCGTCTCGGAGGCGACACCGGAGGAGATCGCACGCGTCGAGAAGGAGCTGTTCGATCTGCAGCGCAACCTCGGCAGGATGGCGTCGGCGGAGCGGGCCTTCGCCGAGACGCAGATCCGCCGGCTCGAGCTGAGGCTCGCCGACATCCATCGCCCCACCTTCGTGCTGAACGACCAGTCGCGCGTTCGCGACGCAGACCTCATCGTGCTCGATGAGGTATCTATGGTGGGGCCCGAGATGGCGTCCGACCTGCTGGCCTTCGGCAAGCCGGTCCTGGTGCTCGGCGACCCGGGCCAGCTCCCGCCGATCAAAGGGACCGGAGCCTTCACCGAGGCGGAGCCCGACATCAGGCTGACCGAGATCCATCGGCAGGCCGGCGAAAGCGCCATCATCCGCCTCGCCACCATGGCACGACAGGGCATCGAGATCCCGCCAGGGTCGCACGACGACCATGTCTGGAAGCTGCCGCGCGACGCGGTTAGCGCCGCACAGATGCTCCGTGGCGGCCAAGTCATCTGTGGCCGGAACAGCACGCGGCTCTGGCTGAACAGCGCCATGAAGGCCGCGGCCGGCTTCCCCGCGCCGTATCCGGGAGGGCACCGCGAGAAAATCATGTGCCTGAAGAACCGCCACGATCTAGGCCTGGTCAACGGCATGTTCGTCTCGCTCGCCGACGTGCAGGACGAAGGCCGGCTCGTCTTCAGCGCGACGGTGACCACAGAGGATGGTGCTGCGATCGGCGGTCGGCACCGCTTCTACAAGGGTCACTATGACGATCACGTCCAGCGCGACCCCGATCGTGAGCGGCGTGACTGGCGCGAGCTGCGCGGTCTGATCGAGACCTCCTGGGGCTACGCGATCACCTGCCACAAGGCGCAGGGCAGCCAGTGGGAGAACGTGATCGTCTACGAAGACCGACTCTCGCGCACCGCGGAGGACCGCGCGCGCTGGCTCTACACTGCGATCACGCGCGCCGAGCGCGGGCTGGTGATCCTTGATTGACCTCAACGACGCGGCGGCCGCGCCGGCGCGCTACGACCTCGAGGCCATCGCGGCCCGGCTACGGGACACGGCCCACGCCTGGGTGCCGGGCCTGTTCCCGAACGGCCGCAGGCAAGGCGACGAGTGGCGGCTGGCGAACATCGGGGGCGCACCGCCGCGCAATTCTGGCTCGTGCGTCATCGTGCTGCGCGGCGAGCATGCCGGCGACTGGCACGACTTCGACGGCGGCGAGGGCGGTGGGCCGCTGTCCACGCTGGCGCACGGCACCGGCTTGGCCGACCGGGCGCTGTTCGCCCACGCGGCGGGGATGACCGGCTGGACCGGCGAAGGCCCCGCGCGCCAGGAGCCGCCGCCCGCGCCGAAGCCGGAGCGCGACGCGACACGCGAGATCGCCTTCATCCGCGAGCACGCCCAGCCGATTCACGGCACGGCGGCGGAGCGCTACCTGCTGGGCCGCGGGCTCTCCGTGCCGGACGGCGCCGACCTGCTCTTCCACCCCGATCTGGCGAACTTCGAGACCCGCGCCGGCTATCCGGCGATGGTCGCGCTGGTCCGCAACCTCGCCGGTGAGGTGGTGGCCGTGCACCGGACCTACCTCCGCGAGGACGGCGAGACGGTCCGAAAGGCAGACATCCCCAAGCCGCGCATGGTGCTCGGCAGGAGCGGCGGTGGCACGGTCCGCCTCGCTCCGATGGGCCAGCACGGCGTGCTCGGGCTGTGCGAGGGTATCGAGACGGGCCTCGCGGCGGTGCTGGCCTGCCCCGGGCTGCCGGTCTGGGCGGCACTCTCCACCTCCGGCCTCGAGCAGGCCCTGCTGCCACCCGGGGCACGGCGCGTCGTCATCCTCGCTGACCACGACGCATCCGGCGCCGGTCTCCGCGCCGCTGAGGCAGCTGCCGCAAAGCTCCGTCTCGAGGGGCGTCAGGTCAGCATCGCTCTCCCCCCGCAGAAGGGCGATGACTTCAACGACATGCTGCTGCGCGAGGGCGCGGGGGCGATCGCCGATCTGGTGAACGGGGCGATGCGCGGCGCCGCCACCAAGCCGCCGCCCCAGGAGCCCGAGACGGGTCGGCACCTCCCCATCGGCTTCGTCGCGCCAGCACACCCGCTGCCGGCAGCCCGGGCCGACGAGGGCAATCTCGATCGAGCCACCGGTCGCGCCTGGAGCCTCGTCCTCGGCGCAAACCGCTCGCCCTGGCTGTTCCGGCTCGGCGGTGAGCCGTCCTGGGTCGTGCCCGACGATGAGGGACGCCCGGCGCCGGTCACAGTCCGTGAGGAGCGCCTGCGGCACATGCTGGCAAAGCTGGCCGACTGGCGGAAGCTCAACCCCAAGGGCGACCTGGTGCCGGCCCCGCCGCCGACCGGCGTGGTGAAGTCGATGGTCGCCACGCCTGACCCGGCGCTGCCGGTGCTCGCCGGCATCGTCACCGCGCCGGTGTTCGGGCGTGGCGGCGTCCTTATCACCGAGCCCGGCTACCACCCCGATGCACGGCTGCTCTACCGGCCGGCGCCGGGCTTCCTGCTGCCGCCGGTGCCGGAGCAGCCCACCCCCGCCCAGATCACGGCCGCGCGCAACCTCCTCCTCGACGATCTGCTCGGCGACTTCCCCTTCACCGGCGAGGCCGAGCGCGCCCATGCCCTCGCGCTCCTCCTGCTCGGCTTCGTGCGGCCGATGATCGATGCGCCGACACCGCTGCACATGATCGAGAAGCCCACGCCCGGCACCGGCGCGACGCTCATGGTGGACGCCATCGCCACCGTCCTGACCGGCGCCGGCGCGTCCGTCATGACGGAGGGGCGCGATGAGGACGAGTGGCGCAAGCGCCTCACCGCGAAGCTGCGCCAGCTGCCGACCCTGCTGCTGATCGACAACCTCCGCCAGGAGCTCGACAGCTCCGCCCTTGCCGCAGCGCTGACCGCACCAGCCTGGGAGGACCGCGTGCTCGGTGCCTCGGATATGGTCCGGCTGCCGGTGCGCTGCGCCTGGGTGGCCACCGGCAACAACCCAGCCGTGTCGCACGAGATCGCCCGCCGCCTCGTCCGCATCCGCCTCGACGCCCGCACCGACCAGCCCTGGCGGCGCGATGGCTTCCGGCACCCCGACCTCATGGTCTGGGTGCGGACCCAACGCGGGCCGCTGGTTTCAGCCTGCCTCACCCTCTGCCGCGCCTGGATCGCCGCTGGTCGTCCCCGCGGCGCCCGCAACCTCGGCAGCTTCGAGGTGTGGAGCCAGACGCTGGGCGGCATCCTGGGGGTCGCGGGCGTCGCCGGCTTCCTGGAGAACCTCGACGAGGTGATCGCCGCCTCCGACAGCGAGGGCGGTGCCTGGCGCAGCTTCATCCAGCTCTGGTGGGACCGCTTCGGCAGCGCCGAGGTCAGTGTCAGCGATCTGCTCGGCCTGGCGCAGAGCGCCGAGGCCAGCCTGCCGATCAGCGCGAAGAACGAGCATGGCCTGAAGGTCTCGCTGGGAGCGGCTTTCACCAAGCTGCGCGACCGTGCCTTCCGGATCAGCGATCGGCTGGTCCACCTCCGGCAGGGGAAGGTGTTGCACCATTCGCAGCGGTGGCGCCTCGAACCCGCTGAGGAGATGCCGGCGCGTGGGGGTCTTGGGGGGCTTGTGGGGATCTCACGCGGCGAGATCCCCATCGGTCCGGGCCAGGAAATCCGCGGGTTTCAGGGGTCTTGGGGATCTTGGGGGTCTTCTTCCAACCCCTACGCATGTGCGCGCGCGCACGTGTGTGCAGAAGATGCCGGAAAAGACCCCCAGGATCCCCGAGACCCCCAAAGCCCAGGAAATTCCTGCATTTCCGGCGGGGGGTCTTCGAACGGGAGACCCCCACAAACCCCCATGGCGCCTCCGTGGCTCGACGGGGTGCCGTGATGCGCCGCCCGCACAGCACGGGGCCGCCGGCGAGCGGTCCACCCCGGCAAGCCGGGCAGCGACGGCGAGCTCCGCCAAGAACCGCGCCGTCGCCGCCCTCACCACGACGATCCCCTCTCGGAGACCCCATGGCTCCCCTGACTCTCCCCATGCCTGCCGCCGGCGCAAGCGGCCCGCCCGTCGCGGCGCCGCTGCCGGTGGCCCTCGGCCGTCCCGCTGTCCTCGCGCTCGACCTCGGCACGACCACCGGCTGGGCGCTGCGCGGCCGTGACGGCGGCATCAGCTCCGGCACGATCACCTTCCGACCCAGCCGCTTTGAGGGCGGCGGCATGCGCTACCTGCGCTTCCGCGGCTGGCTCGGCGAACTGGCCGGTCTCACCGGTGGCCTCGCGCGGGTCGCCTTCGAGGAGGTGCGCTCGCACGCCGGCACCGACGCCGCGCACCTCTACGGCGGCTTCCTCGCGCACCTGTCCGCCTGGTGCGAGGAGCGCGGCGTCGCCTACGAGGGCGTGCCCGTCGGCACGATCAAGCGCTTCGCCACCGGCCGCGGGAACGCCGACAAGGCGGCGATGATCGCGGCGGTGCGGGCCCGCGGCTTCGCCCCCGCCGACGACAACGAGGCGGACGCCATCGCCATCCTGCTCTGGCTGACCGACGCGCAGGGAGGCCGCGCATGAGCATCCCCGGCGCACCCACGCTCGCGCGCAGCCCGATCGGGCGTCCGCGCAGTCCGACGAGCGAGCCCGAGCTGGACGCAATGCGTGCCGCTGCCTGGCACCGGCACGGCGTCGCTGCCCTGGCCGTGGCGGACATCGCCGACCCCTGGCTCCGCCAGGCGGTCATCAACGAAGCCAGCCGGCGCTGGGGGCGTCGGGATGGAGGAGACCAGCGTGGCAGGTAAGCGCAAGTCGAAGCGCCCGACGACTGGACAGGACGACCTGTCGAAGCCCTCGAAGTGGCGCCTCCAGCATGGCGGCTTCGGCAGACCGATCCGCGAGGCGGATCCTGAAACCGGCAGCCCCGTCGAGCACCGTCGCGCCGTGGACACGCTCGGCATGATGATGGCGAACGGTACCATCACGCCGCAGATGCACGAGGCGGGGTGCATCTTCCGGACGCTGTTCCGCTCCGCAGCGCTGGACGGCATCGCCACCTCGCAATTGATCCGGCTCGCGGGCGTCACCGCCGACGCGATGTCGAGCCGGCAGATCGACGCCCGGCGACGCGTGGCCGACGCTCTGGACGCGCTCGGCGGCCACGGCAGTCCGGCCGGCTCCTGCGTGTGGTTCGTCGTCGGGCTCGAGTTCTCGGTGCGCGAGTGGGCGATGCGCCAGGGCTGGTCCGGCCGCCCGGTGCACGGGCCTGTGGCGCAGGGCATCCTCGTCGCGGCACTCGGGACCTTGGCCATGCACTTCGGCCTCACGCCGCGGCAGCGGGCGGCGTAAGTCGGCGCCGTCACTCAGCACCGAGGACGTAGGCCACGGCCTCGGCGATGAGGGGCATGGGCAGGGCGGGATGGTGGGCCAGGATGGCGTCGCGCACCGCCCTGCTGTCCGCGTCACCCAGGCGCGGGATGGCGTCGGGTGGGCGTCGGGCAGCCCTTCCCGCCGCCAGCGCAGCAGCGCTCAGCCATGGCGGCGGGGGGCACGGCTGAGCGCCATCGGGCATGGCCGACGATACCGCCCCCTTTGAGAACAATACAAGAACATGCTACGAGGCGCGGGGAGCAGAAGGAGATGAAGCGATGGCCGCTAGGAGGCAGCCCCGGATGCGTCCGGTCGATGGCGCAATCGTCCGCTTGATGGCGCTCGCCGCGAAGGGTGTGCAGCCGCATCGCATGGCGCGCGAGGTTGAGGTGATCGTTGCCGAGTGGCTGCATGCACCGGACGCGGATCCCGCCGACGCGAAGGCTTGGCTCGATGAACTGCGCGAGCAGATCTCCATCGGTGTCGGCGATGCAGAGGAGCAGGTCTCGGACATTGACACGAGCGAGCCAGCCGCAGTGAGGCAGGCTCAGGCCACCCTGGCTGCGCTGGTCGCCACGCGCGATGCCGCCGAGCGTGCGCGGGCTGCTGTCCGAGCCTGAGCGTTCACCGCGCACAGTCCGCGCTGATCCTGACAAGCCCACTCTTCTGGGTTCAACAGTCGGCGGCTAGGGATTAGATCCGATTGCTCTTGGAGAGGTTGCAGTCCTCACACAGCAGCTGAATGTTGCGCACGGTGTTGCTGCCTCCTAGCGAAAAGGGGACGATGTGGTCGAAGCAGAGCTTCGCCTTCGTTCCGCACTCCACGCAGCGGCCACCATCTCGCTGCCAGACCTCTCGTTGCACAAGCCGCGGAATCGCCTCTCGTCGGGGCTTTACCGGCTCCGGGGTCGGCATGGATGCAGGATCAATAGACATCGTCGTTGATACTTCGGCCACGGCGGCAGCTTTCGCGGCAGCAGTTGCGGGCTTGGCTACCGGCGTCCTGGCGTGGATCTCGGGCAACGGCATGGCGGCGGCCATCGCCTTGATGTAGCCAACCATGTCCCGAACCTCTCCGGGATCGCGCAGAGTCAGCTTGAGGGCAGGTTCCCCCTTTCTCAGCCCGGGGGTGGCATAGGTGCCGCTGTGACGGCCCGCCTCGCCGGGGTACTCAACAGCGATGTCCGGGACGGACTGCCCATCGCGAGGATAGGGCACCCAGACAAAGGCGGTGCTATCGACGGTGGGCTGGTCAACCTGCAGGACGACGCCAACTCCGCTCGTCAGCGTCCAAGACTTCACCTTCACGGTCTCACGGGACGGAGGTCCAAAAGCTTCCGATAGCTGGCTGATCACCTCAGACTTCACGCGCGGAGTTCCTCCACAAACGGCTGCATGCGGTAGCGCTCTTCCGACCGGCCTCGCCCACCATGTCAGCGGGAGCGAGCCGCATCGTCCGACGGCGGTGGGAGGCCAAATCTATACTGGCGCGATCTTCGTTCCGCCAAGGCCGGTTCACACCCGACTGCGCTGCAAGAATTTTAGGGCATGGCGACGCGCGAATCGCTCGTGCTAGATCTGCGGAACGTGGAGTAAATGCGCCGATGCGGCGGTGGCGGACGAGCCGCTGAGCCAGACAATCCAGAGCGTGGCTCGCCAGCCGCAGGGTCCTTCCTGGCCCCGCCGTATGCGGGGGGCGGAAGCGCGCGACATCGCTAGCGCCTGGCCGGAAACATGGTTCGCAGTTCGCACCAGTTGGCCGTGATCTCAATCGCTTAGCTGCGAACCATGGCCGTGCCGGTTCGCAGCCGCGGTTCGCACGGTTCGCACCCCTCCTGATCCTGGATGGCTCGATGACGCTCCCCTGGATGGCAGCGAAGATCTTGCTGTGCCCGGTGGCGGAGCTGCGCGCGCACCCCGGCAATGCGCGCGTGCATGGCGCGGCGCAGATCGAGCAGATCAAGGCCAGCATGCTGGCCTTCGGCTTCACGGTGCCGCTGCTGGTGGACGAGGCGGGCGTGCTGATCGCGGGCCACGGCCGGCTTGAGGCCGCGGTCGCGCTCGGCATCGAGAAGGTGCCGACCATTGTGCTGCGGCACCTGTCCGCGGCTCAGAAGGAGGCGCTCCGGCTCGCCGACAACCGCATCGCGGAGAATGCGACCTGGGATCAGGCGCTGCTGCGCGACGCGCTCGCCGCTGCGCAGGCCGCGCCTGACCTCGACTTGGTGGCGCTCGGCTTCTCGGCCGCGGAGCTCGACGACATCCTCGCGGCGGCTGGAGAGGCCGTGTCCGACGGCGACGCGCCCGAAGCCCTGTCGGCGCCCGCGGTCCAGGGGGGCGGGGACGGCGCGGCGGGGGCGGAGGCGGCGGCGGAGCAGGATGATCCGGCCGATGCCGAACCCGACCCGCCGCGCCAGGCCGTCACCCGACCGGGCGACCTCTGGCTGCTTGGCGAGCACCGGCTGCTCTGCGGTGACAGCACCGATGCCGCGTCGGTCGCCCGCCTCACGGGCGAGGAGCGCGCGGCGCTGCTCTTCACCAGCCCGCCCTACGGGAACCAGCGCGACTACACTACCGGCGGCGTCTCCGATTGGGACGCGCTGATGCGCGGCGTGTTCCAGCACCTGCCGGCGACCCTCACCGGGGATGGCCAGGTGCTGGTGAACCTCGGGCTCATCCATCGTGAGGGCGAATGGCAGCCCTACTGGCAGGGCTGGCTCGACTGGATGCGCGTCCAGGGATGGCGCCGCTTCGGGCTCTACGCCTGGGACCAGGGCCCCGGCCTGCCGGGCGACTGGAACGGCCGCCTCGCACCAGCCTTCGAGCTGGTCTTCCACTTCAACCGTGAGGCCCGCGCGCCGAACAAGATCGTGCCCTGCAAGTGGGCCGGCACACCGAACAAGGGCAGCGGCCTGCGCGCCGCGGACGGAGAGGTAAAGGCCTACACTCATATCGGCCTGCCGGTGCAGGAGATGCGGATCCCGGACAGCGTGCTGCGGATCACCCGGCACAAGGGCCGCGGCATCGAGACCGAGCACCCCGCGGTGTTCCCCGTCGCGCTGCCCGAGTTCCTGATGCGCGCCTACACCAACGACGGCGACGCGGTGTTCGAGCCCTTCTCGGGAAGCGGCACCACTATCCTGGCGGGCCAGCGCACGGGCCGGCGCGTCCACGCCATCGAGCTCGCGCCCGCTTATGTCGACCTGGCGATCGCACGCTGGCGGACGCTGCACCCCGACCTGCCTGTAACGCTGGCCGGCGATGGCCGCGACTTCGACGCGGTAGCGGCCGCCCGAGGGGAGGTGCTGCCCGATGCAGCCTGACCTGCAGGTGACAACCGTGGCCGTGGCCGCGCTGGTCCCCTACGCCGAGAACGCGCGGACGCACTCCCCCGACCAGGTCGCGCAGATCGCCGCCTCGATCGCCGAGTTCGGCTTCGTGAACCCGGTGCTGGTGGACGCCGCCGGCGTTCTGATCGCAGGCCACGGCCGCGTCATGGCTGCGAAGCGGCTGGGCATGGTGGCGGTGCCGGCGATCCGGCTCGCCCACCTGACCGAGGCGCAGGCGCGGGCGCTCCGTCTCGCCGACAACCAGATCGCCCTGAACTCCGGCTGGGACGAGGCGACCCTCGCCGCCGAGATCGCCCGCATCCGCGACGAGGCGGTCGTCGATCTCGACGTCCTCGGCTTCTCGGGCATGGAGCTCGACCGGCTGCTCGCCGCGGCCGATGCCGGCCTCGAGGACAACGCCGACGATGCGCCGGACCCGCCGGTCGTCCCCGTCACCCGCGCCGGCGATCTGTGGCGCTGTGGGGACCACCGCCTGCTGTGCGGGGACGCGACGAAGCTGGCCGACGTGCAGCGCGCGCTCGGCGCCGACCGGCTGGCCGACATGGCGTTTACGGACCCGCCCTACAACGTCGCCTACCAGGGCGGCACCGCGGCGAGGATGACCATCGCCAACGACGCGCTCGGCTCCGGCTTCCTCGACTTCCTGCGCCCTGCGCTAGCCAACCTGCTCTCGGTGACGAAGGGCGCCTGCTACGTCTGCATGTCCTCGTCCGAGTGGCCGACGCTGCACCGCGCCTGGCAGGAGGCGGGCGGCAAGTGGTCGAGCACCATCATCTGGGCGAAGAACACCTTCGCGCTGGGCCGCGCCGACTACCACCAGCAGTTCGAGGCGATGCTCTACGGCTGGAAGGCCGGCGCGCAGCACTACTGGTGCGGCGCCCGCGACCAGGGGAATGTCTGGCACTTCGACAAGCCGGCCAGGAACGACCTGCACCCCACCATGAAGCCGGTCGCGCTGGTCGAGCGCGCGATCCGCAACAGCAGCAAGCAGCGCGACACGGTGCTGGATCCGTTCGGCGGCTCCGGCACGACGATGATTGCGGCCGAGCGGACCGGACGTCGCGCGGTGCTGCTGGAGCTCGACCCGGCCTATGCCGACGTCATCGTCCGGCGCTGGCAGGAGGCGACCGGCGAGGCGGCGGTGCTGGACAGCGAGGAGCGCACCTTCACCGATGTCGCCGCTGTGCGCAGCCAGGCCGCGTCACGCGACGGCGTCGCAGCGTAGCGCAAACCGGCACTCGGGATGGCCGGCCGCCGCGCAGGCTACCTCGCGGCAGACGGGCTCACCCGCGCGCCCCGCCATCTCCAGCACGTAGCGCATGCCGCCGGCGAAGCTGCCCTCGAAGGTGTAGCAGACGTGCCGCCCCGTCTCGGGCCCATAGCCGAGCGCGAAGGCGGAATGCCGCACGGTGACGGTCGCCGTGCCGGCGGCCTCGTCCAGCGCGGTGATGTCGATCTGACCGTAGCCGCGCTGCGAGAGCCGCTTGAGGTAGTGGCGAAAGGTCTCGACCGGCGTCAGGCCGTGCGTCTTCGCCTCCGCCCGGCACCACTGCAGAGCGGAGAGGTCGCTCGAGGCATACAGGATCTCGCGGTAGGCCGCGGGCCCGATGGCGGCCTCGATGCCCTTCTGCATGTTCACCAGGAAATGCCGCGGCAGGTAGATCATCGGCAGGCCGTCGGTCCGCCAGATGCCCGTCTCGGGATCCACGTCGATCGGGACTTGGGGTTGGGCCATGGCTTCTCCTGACGGCCGCGGGTTCCAGGGCCGCGGCGGCGATCATGATGTGATCGGGAGCGCCGAATCATGGCAATCCCGCCACGCCCGGTCTTGCTTGGCTCGGGCGCGGCACAGCGCGAATGGTCCGTCACGCGCAGGGGATGCCCTGCACCACACGACGGAGACCAGCATGACCGACCGCGAGGCCCGCGCCGCGCGCAACCAGCAGAAGAGCCTCGAGGCCTTCCTGCAGCAGAAGGCCCGCTTCGACGCGATGGTCGCCGAACTGCAGCAGATGAGCGCGGACCACTTCGGGGCGGATCCCGAGGACGTCCTCTGGGGGAAGGCGGCGACGCTTGAACACTGGAATAGCCGGCTCGCGAGCGTGACGGATTGCTACTTCAAGCGCGGCGAGTTCGCGGAGTAGCGCGCCGCGCCCGCCGCGACGCGGCGCCGCCACCGCCCCGACAGGCCAGGCCTGCGGGGCTCGGGGTGGTAGCACCCGGCCGATCGGGTGCCGAACCGGAGACCCCCGACGATGAAGCTTTCCGACACCCAGCGCGCGATCCTCGCCGCCGCCGCGGGGCATCCCGAGCACCTGGCCTACCCGCCCGCGCGCCTGCCCGCCGGCGCGCGGCAGACGGTCGCGAAGGCCCTGCTGAAGAACGACCTGGTGATCGCGGTGCACCGCCCCGCCTACGACGCGATCGCGAAGTGGACCGTGGACGGCGACGAGATGCTGCTCAAGATCACCGACGAGGGGCTGCGGGCCATCGGCATCGACCCGAACGCGGGCGATGCGCCGGTGGAGGACGAGCAGAGCGCCGAGGCCATCGCGCGCCGCAACGCCGAGCGCCGCGCCGCCGCCGAGGCCGCCGCGACAGGCGCGGACACGGCGCGCACGGGCGGGGCGGAGGAGGCGGCGCAGGACGAGGACGCCCCGGCGGCGGAACCCGCCCAGGCCGCGCCCACGCCCGCGCCGCGCGCGAGCCTGCGCGACGCCGCCGCGGCGGTGCTGGCCGCCTGGGACGACGAGGCGAACCGCGAGACGGACATGATCACCGCCCTGGACGGGCCGATGCAGACCCTGCGCGCGGCTCTCGCCGGCAAGCCGGCCCGGGTCGCGCGAGAGGCCGGCGCGCCGCGGAAGGCGCGCGAGGGCACGAAGCAGGAAGCGGTGCTCGCCCTGCTCCGCCGCGAGGAGGGGGCCACCATCGCGCAGATCTGCGAGGCCACCGGCTGGCAGGGCCACACGGTCCGCGGCTTCTTCGCGGGCCTGAAGAAGCGCCAGGGGATCGAGGTGCAGGTGCTGGAGCGGGTCCGCCAGGTCGGCCCGAACAAGGAGGGCGCCCGCGGCAGCTACAGCATCTACCGCATCGCCGACTGATCCTCCTCCGCCGCCGCACCGGGCCCGCCGCCTCCGCGCGGCGGGCTCCTTCGTTCACCCGATTGGATGAGGCCCGCGCGAGCGTCGGGCACGGCGGGAGATCGCCGTCATGCCCGAGCTGACCCCCTCCACCCGCGAGGCCGCCCGCCGCATCGGCATCACCGAGACCGCGCTGCGCAAGGCAGAGGGGAGCGGCCGCATCGCCCGCGAGCCGGATGGCCGGTGGGACATCGACAAGACCCGCCGTCGCCTGGTGGAGACGGCGGATCCCGTGCGGTCGCCGCTGGCCAATGGTGGCGGTGGCGGCGGCGCGGAGGGCACGCCCTACGCCCGGCTGAAGGTCGCCCAGCTCGCGCTGAAGGTCGAGGCGCAGCGTCTCGCGCTCGATGAGAACAAGCGCCGGCTGCTCGACGCCGCGGAGGCCAACGCCACGATCGACGAGATCGCAGGGGCGATGCGCGATGCGCTGCTGAACTGGCCGGCCCGTGTCTCCGGCCTGATCGCCGCCGAGCTCGGCGTCGACCCACACCTGCTGCAGACGGTCCTGCAGGCGCACATCACCGACCTGCTCTCGGAGGCGGCCGATCGCTTCGACCCTCCAGGCCTCGGCGGAGATCGGGCCGCGGACCCGTGACCATGTCCGGCGGCGCGCCGGGGCGATGCTCCGCCCGCCGCCGCAACTCAGGGTGTCGGAATGGGCGGAGCGGCACCGGATCCTCGGCAGCCGCGCCTCCTCGGAACCCGGTCCCTGGCGGACGAGCCGGACCCCGTACCTGCGGGAGGTGATGGACGCGCTGTCGGCCGTGCATCCTGCCCGGCGCGTCGTGTTCATGAAGGGGGCGCAGGTCGGCGCCACCGAGGCCGGGAACAACTGGCTCGGATACATCCTGCACCACGTGCCCGCCCCAGTGCTGGCGGTGCAGCCCACCGTGGAGCTCGCGAAGCGCTTCTCGCGACAGCGGGTCGACCCCTTGCTGGAGGAGACGCCGGCCCTCAAGGAGAGGGTCGCACCCGCACGTGCCAGGGACAGCGGCAACACGTTGCTGTCGAAGGAATTCCCGGGTGGCATCCTGGTGCTGACCGGTGCGAACAGCGCGGTCGGGCTGCGCTCGATGACGGCGCGGTTCCTGTTCCTCGACGAGATCGACGCCTATCCCGGCGACGTCGAGGGCGAGGGCGACCCGATCGCGCTGGCCGAGGCCCGCGCGCGCACCTTCGGCTGGCGGCGCAAGGCGTTCCTGGTTTCGACGCCGACCATCGCCGGGCGCAGCCGGATCGAGCGGGAATACGCCGCGTCGGACCAGCGGCGCTACTTCGTGCCGTGCCCGCACTGCGGCGAGATGCAGTGGCTGCGGTTCGAGCGGCTGCGCTGGGAGAAGGGCGACCCGCGCTCGGCCAGTTACCACTGCGAGGCCTGCGACGAGGGGATCGAGGAGCACCACAAGACGGCCATGCTGGCCGGCGGCGCGTGGCGGGCCACCGCCACCGCCGAAGATCCGCACACGATCGGGTTCCACATCTCGTCCCTCTATGCCCCGGTCGGCTGGTACTCGTGGGAGCAGGTCGCGCGGGATTGGGAAGGGGCGCAGGGCAAGCCCGAGGACCTGAAGACCTTCCGGAATACGGTGCTCGGCGAGACCTGGCAGGAGCGCGGCGAGGCGCCGGATTGGGAGCGCCTCGTCGAGCGGCGCGAGGACTTCCGGATGGGCGTGGTCCCCGCCGGCGCGCTCTGTCTCACCGCCGGTGTCGACGTGCAGGACGATCGCCTCGAGTGCGACGTCTGGGGCTGGGCTGAGGGCTTCTCCTCCTGGCTGGTCGATCACGTCGTGATCCCCGGCAGCCCGCGGGAGCGGGAGCCGTGGGATGCGCTCGCGAAGCTGCTGGCCAGGGACTGGCCCTGCCAGGGCGGCGGCGCGATGCGCATCGCCCGACTCTGCGTGGACACCGGCGGCCGCGACACCGCGGCGGTGTATGGCCACCTGCGTCGGCTGCACGACCCGCGCATCGCGCCGACCAAGGGCGTGGACGGCTGGAACCGCGCCCAGCCGGTGCAGGGCCCGACGCCGGTGGATGCGCTGGTCGATGGCCGCAAGCTCCGCCGAGGCCTCAAGCTCTGGACGGTGTCGGTTTCGACCTGGAAGGCCGATCTGTATCGCCGACTCTGGCTCGGCCGCGGCGACGGCGAGGAGTTCCCGCCCGGCTGGGTGCACCTGCCGCAGAGCATCGAGGCCGAATGGGTGAAGCAGCTGGTCGCCGAGCAGTTGCACACGGTGAAGGACCGCCGCGGCTTCGCGCGGCAGGAATGGGCGAAGCTGCGCGAGAGGAACGAGGCGCTGGACTGCGCCGTGCTGGCGCGGGCGGCGCTCTGGCTGCTCGGCGCCGATCGCTACGGGGAGCGCTTCTGGCAGCAGCTACGCGAGCAGGTCGCCAACGCCCCGCTGCAGCACAGCGAGATTCCCACCGGCGGGAATGTCGCTCCGCCGTCGCCGCCGCCGGCCGCGCCCGACACCCATCGCCCACGCGCCTGGCTTGCGCCGCGCTCCGGCTGGCTTCGCTGACGGGAGGACGAGCATGGATCCGACCGTCCTCGCCTGGGCGCTGGCGCAGCCCTCTGGCAGCCGGGCCGCCGCGCTCGCCGCCGCCTACACCGGCGGCACCACGCGCGTGACCTTCGACGGGCGCACGTTGGAGTACCGCACCCTCGATGAGCTCGGCCGTGCGCTGGCCGTGCTGCGCGGAGCGGAGATGGCAGCGGCGCGCCGTCCGTCCGTGACGCTCGCCAGCTTCTCTCGCGAGGGAACCAGGTAATGGGCCGGCTCCGGGATGCCTGGAACGTCCTGCGAGGCTATGCGGCTGCACAGGATGGGCGGGCCTCCGCCTGGGCCCCGTCCGGCGGCAGCGCGACGGCCGAGGTCGGCACCGCCGCGGCGACCGTGGCGCGCCGCGCCCGCGATGCCGTCCGCAACGATCCCTACGCCAGCCGCATCGTCGATCTCTGGACCGGCAATGCGGTGGGCGCTGGCATCACCACCCGCTGGCCGGATGGGCCCCACGCCGATGCTTGGCGCCGCTGGGCGGAGAGCACGGCCTGCGACGCCGAGAGCCGGCTCGACCTCTACGGCCTGCAGGCGCTGGCGATGCGGGCGGTCGTCGAGAGCGGCGAGTGCTTCGTCCGCTTCCTCGTGACGGCCCCATCGCCTGCGAACCCGATCGGCCTGCGGCTGCAGGTGCTTGAGAGCGACCACCTCGACACGGCGCGGAACGGCATGCTGGACGGCGCCGCGACCATCCAGGGCATCGCCCTCGGCGAGGCCGGCGAGCCGGTCGGCTACTGGCTGCACCGGGTGCACCCCGGCGCGGCGTGGATCCTGCCGGGCGCAACCTGGCGGGGCAGCGAGCGCGTCCCGGCGTCGGAGGTGCTGCACGTCTACCGCAAGCGCCGGCCCGGGCAGCTGCGCGACGTCTCCTGGCTCGCCCCGGTGCTGCTGCGGCTGCGTGACCTGGGTGACTACGAGGCCGCGCTGCTGATGAAGGCGAAGATCGAAGCCTGCCTCGCCGCGGTCGTCACCGAGGAAGGCGACGACGCTCTGACGGGTGCTGCCGCCGGCCTGCTCCGCGATGCCCATGGCCGGACGGTGGAGAGCTTCGAGCCAGGGATGATCCTGTATCGCCGGGGCATGGGATCCGTGGAGGTGGTGAACCCGAGCGGCGGCGGCAGCCACGCCGCCTTCGCGCGCCGCGCGCTTGAGGCAGCCGCCGTGGGCGCGGGCCTCACCTACGACCAGGTCTCCGGCGACCTCACCCAGGCGAACTACTCCTCGCTCCGCGCCGGCAAGATCGAGTTCCGCCGCCTCTGCGAGCAGGTCCAGTACGGGATGCTGATCCCGATGCTGGTGCGGCCCATCGCAGACCGCTTCCACGCACAGGGCGCGCTGCTCGGGCTTTGGGGCGCGGAGGTGCCGGACGGTGTCAGCCACGTCCCACCGGCGCACGAGATGATCGATCCGCTGAAGGACACCACGGCGCTGATCGCCCAGGTCCGCGCCGGCTTTGTGCCGCAGCCCGAGGCCGCCGGGGCCTTCGGCTACGACTTCCGCGCCGCCGTGGAGATGATCCGCGAGGCCAACGCCCTGCTCGACGAGGCCGGCATATCGCTCGACACCGATCCGCGCCGCGTCGCGAAGTCCGGCGCCGCCCAGGACGCCGCCCAGATGGCCGCTGTCGAGATCGCCGCCACCGGCGCCGCCACCCCGCCGCGGGCCGAGCCCACCACAGGAGTGCAGCCATGACAGCGGGCGCCTACGACTGGGCGGACGACATGCTCAAGATCAAGAGCATGCAGAAGAAGTTCCGCGACAGCTTCAACGGAACCGCCCTCAACGCCGCCCGCTGGGAGGTGTCCTCCACCGGCAGCGGCATGGTCCTCGGCGTGGCGGACGGAACGCTCACCGTCTCGACCGGCACGACCCTCGACGACGAGATCGTCATCGCCACGCGGACGACCTTCACGGTGCCGTTGCGGGTGATGGTGGCGCTGAACCTGAGCCAGCGCATCGCCGGCCAGTCGATCTGGCTCGAGCTCGTCAGCGTGGACCCGGTCACGGGCGAGCCGGACGGCCGAGGCGTGGCGGCCTGGCGGCTCGACGGCACCAGCCCGACGCTCGCGAACTACGAGGTCGCCAGCGAGGGGGCGCCGCGGCTCGTCAGCGCCTCCGGCTCGACGATCCCGACGACGGCGCCGACCGGCTGGTCGGTGCTGGAGCTCGAGCCCTGCAACGACGAGTGCTGGTTCCACGGTCGGCTACTCGACAACACCGCCGCGCGCTCGAACTCCTACGTCCGCCACCAGCAGATCCCGGACCCGGCCGCCTCCTATCGCTTCCGGATCCGGGTGCGGAACCGGCAGTACGTCAACGGCATCTCGGCGGTCGCCAACAACGGCTCCGGTCTGGTTCGGATCACCCGCGCCGCGCATGGCTTCGTGACGAACGACGTCGTGACGGTCGCCGACGTCTCCGGGGTGCCCGGGGCGACCGGCACCTTCACGATCACGGTGATCGACGCGAACACCTTCGACCTCGTCGGCTCGACCTTCTCGGGGGCGTACATCAACACGGGCTGGGCCTCGGTCAGCCGGAACCTGGCCCCAGCCTCGAGCACCGACGTGAAGGTGCAGTTCGTCACCGTCGCGGACTACGCCGAGCTCACCACCGAGATCACCGCCGGCCGCGGCCAGTCGGTCGCCGGCCAGGGGCTCGGGGTGAACGTGCTGAGCACCATCGCGCCGACGCTGACGGCGGTGGGCGGCCAGGCGCGCAACACGAACGGCGCGCTGCCGGTGCTGGTGGCCACCGGCCTTTCGGCGAACCCCACGGCGGTGACCACCGGCCGGGGCATCGACCTGCTTGCGACGCTGATCGGCGCGCTGGTGAACAAGCCCTTCTCGATCCCGGAGGCCGACTGGCAGTACGCCGGCGCCGCGGGCGGGATCACCGGCACGGCCGACGTCGTGCTGAAGGCCGCGGCGGCCGCCGGCGTCCGGAACTACGTCACCTCCATCGACGTGCGGAACGCGCACGCGACGGTGGCGACGGAGGTGGTGATCAAGGACGGCTCGACCGTGATCTGGCGGCAGCTGCTGCCGGCAGCGATGGCCGCGCCGGTCGAGATCACCTTCCCCACGCCGCTGCGCGGGACCGCGGCCACGGCGGTGAACTTCGCCTGCCTCACCACCGGCGCCCAGGTCTACGTCAACGCCCAGGGTTACGCCGCGCCGTAGTGCCGGCGCCATCAGGAGGTTGTCACCGCGCCCTGCACAGCGGTGCTTCAGGGCTACATGTCGGGCGTGCGCCTGCTGCTTGCCCTCTGCGTCGTCCTTGCCCTGGCTGGGGGCGTGGTCGTCGCGCTTCGATACCTCCCACCCGAGTGGGATCCACGGACGCCGCTCGACCTCCGCGCCGAGCCAGGCTTGATGACCGATTTGAAGTTGCGGCGGCTCGCCCGGGAGCCGGTGGCATGCTTCGCTGCCTTCGCGGACTCCGGCATGACGCCGCTCCGTGTGCCCGACCGCCCCTCGGCGGTGGGGTGCGAGGTCGAGAACGCGGTGGTGCTGCCCGGTAGCGTGCGCGCCACGCCACGTGATCCGGTTGTGACCTGCCGCGTGGCCGCTGCCTGGGTGCTGTTCGAGCGGAACACGCTGCAGCCGGCCGCCCGGGAGCATCTCGGGACAGAGGTGGCTGGGGTCCGCCACCTCGGCACCTACAACTGCCGGAACGTGAACCACGCCACGGCCGGGCCGCGCAGCCAGCATGCGACGGCGAACGCGATCGACATCGCGGCCTTCGTGCTGCGCGATGGCCGCGAGGTGAGGCTCGTCCGCGACTGGGGCGGCGAAGGTGCGGAGGCCGCCTTCCTGCGCGGGGTGCGGGACGGCGCCTGCCGCTGGTTCCGCGCCGTGCTCGGCCCCGACTTCAATGCCGCGCACGCCGACCACTTCCACTTCGACATGGGGCCCTGGCGCACCTGCCGCTGAGCAGGGCGGGGCCGCGGAGGTTCGCCTCAGATGAGCGAGACTGCCGAGCCGGGCGGGGGCGACCCCGCACCGGCGTCCCCCGCTGTGCCGGTCGTGGCGCAGCGCGCGCTGGCGGCCCCGGCCACCGTCGATCGTGCCGCACGCACGGTCGAAGTGGTGTGGTCGACCGGCGCCCGCGCCCGCAACTTCGTCCCGGCCCTCGGCCTCATCACCGAGGAGCTGGAGATGTCGCCGAACGCGGTGCGAATGGACGCGCTGCGCTCGGGCCAGGCCCCGGTGCTCGACACCCACCGCCGCGGTGGCGCGCGTGATGTCCTTGGTCGCGTCACCGCCGCCCGCCTCGAGCGCGGTCGCGGCTACGCCACACTGCAGTTCTCCGCCGCCGGCGACGTCGAGCCGATCTGGCAGCGCATCGCCGACGGCACGCTGCGCTCGGTGAGCGTCGGCTACCGCGTGCACCGCTACGAGCCGCAGCCGGACGCTGCCACCGGCGAGACCGTCCACCGCGCGGTGGATTGGGAGCCCTTCGAGATCTCCGTCGTGCCGGTCCCGGTGGATCGGGACGCCGCGGTCCGCGCGCTGGGGGAGCAGGGCCTCTCCGCGCCGGCGATCGAGCCCGCCCTGCCCGACGAGGAACCCACCATGCCCGAGACGACGCCGGAGACCCCGGCCGCGCCGGCGCCGTCTGCGCCGCCCACCCCGCCCCAGGAGACCACCGTGACCACCACGCCTAGCGCCTCGGCGCCGGAACCCACCCGGGCTGCGGCGCCCGACCTCGACGCCGTGCGTGCCGAGGCCCAGCGCGCCGAGCGCGAGCGCATCGCCGGCATCGACGCGGCGGTCGAGGCCGCCCGCGCCCTGGTCCCGGCCGACCGCATCACCCCGATCCGCAGCGAGGCGGTGGAGCGTGGCTGGAGCGTCGACCAGGTCCGGCGCGCCCTCTTCGATTTCCTGGTCACGGCGGCGCCGAAGCCCTCCGTGCCGGCGCGTCCGGAGACCGGCCCCGGCCACGACGACCCGGCGGGGATCCGCGACGCGATGGCCGAGGCCCTCGCGGCGCGCTCGATGCCCGGCTACCAGCCGCAGGGGAATGGCCGCCATGCCGAGTTCATGGGCTGGCGTCCCTCCGACATGATCGGCGAGCTGCTGCGCCTGAAGGGAGAGCGCCAGATCCCCCGCAATCCGACGCTCCTCGCCGAACGCGCCTTCCACACCACCTCCGACTTCCCGGCCCTGCTCTCGGCCGCGGCCAACAAGATGCTGCTCGCCGCCTACCAGCCGGCGCAGCCGACCTACCGCCAGATCTTCCTCCGGCGCGACTTCCGCGACTTCAAGCCGCACCGGCACCTGCGTGTCGGCGACTTCCCGACGCTGCTGCCGCTGCTGGAGAACGGCGAGATCCAGGCCGGGACCATGTCCGAGAGCCAGGAGATCGTCCTGCTCCAGACCTTCGCCCGGCGGATCCGCGTCACCCGGCCGATGCTGGTGAACGACGACCTCGGCGCCTTTACCGACTTCGCCGCGGCGATCGGCCGGCGCGTGGCCGACTTCGAGAACGCCACCGCCTACGGCCTGCTGAACTCGGCGAACGGCGACGGCCCGACGCTCACCACCGGCAACGCCGCCGTGTTCGGCACCGCCGCCGCGCGGGCCAACAAGGCGAATGCGGGCACCGCGCTCGACGGGCCGAACCTGGCGGCGGGCCGGGCGGCGATCATGAGGCAGAAGACCCTCGATGGGCTGCCGATCGCCATCGGCTCCACCATGCGCCTGCTGGTCGGCCCGGGTCAGGAGTACCCCGCCCGGCAGATCACCGTGCCGGTGCAGGCGACCGAGACGAGCAAGGCGAACGTCTTCGCGGGCTTCGTCCAGCCACTCGTCGAGCCGCTGATCCCGAGCAACCGCTGGTACCTGTTCTCGGATCCGCTCTCCGCGCCGGTCTACGTCTACGGCTACCTCAATGGGGCGGAGGGACCGCAGGTCACCACCGGCCCGGTCTCGGGCGTCGACGGCGTCGAGGTCAGCGTGATCTTTGACTTCGGCATCGGCGCCATCGACTGGCGCGGCGCCTGGTTCAACCCGGGCACCTGATCCCAGCTCACCCCTTCCATCGTGAACACACGCAGAGGCCGCCCTCTCGGGCGGCTTCTGCGTTTCTGGAGATCCCATCCCCATGCGCAACTTCGTCCAGCCGGGCGACAGCCTGGCGGTCGCCGTCCCCTATGCGGCCGGCATCACCGCCGGTCAGGGAGTCCTCGTCGGCGCGCTGTTCGGCGTCGCTGCCATCGACGGCGCGCAGAACGCCGTGGTCGAGGCCGCCACCCAGGGCGTGTTCGACCTCACCAAGGAGCCCGCGCTCGCCATCTCCGCCGGCGCCCGTGTCTTTTGGGACAACACCAACCGCCGCATCACGACCACCGCGGCGGGCAACTTCCAGGTCGGCATCGCCACGGTCGCTGCGCTCGCCGCCGATGCCACCGTGCGCGTCTGGCTCAACCGCGTGCCCCCGTCCGGCTCGTGAAGCCCGACCCGAAGGCCAGCCGGGGCTACCGCAACCGGAACCCCGGCAACATCGATCACCTGCCCGCGAACAAGTGGCTCGGGCTCGCCGATCCGCCCTCGGACGGCCGCTTCTGCCGGTTCCGGTCCCACCAGCACGGCATCCGCGCGCTCGCGCTGCTGCTGCAGAGCTACGCGGACCGGCACCGCCTGCGGACCGTGCGCGGCATCGTGGCACGCTGGGCGCCGAGGGGCGAGAACGACACCCGCGCCTACCAGGCGGCGGTCGCCGCGCGGCTCGGGGTCGGGTTCGACGATCCGATCGACCTGCACGACGCGGCCACGGTGCGCGGGCTGGTCGAGGCGATCATCCGCCATGAGCTCGGCGGCATGCCCTACGCGCCGGAGACGATTGCGGAGGGCCTGCGCATGGCCGGGCTGGTCGAGCCCGGCCTCGCCCATAGCGGCACGGTCCGGGCGGCGGTCGGCACGGCCGCCGCCGGGCTGAGCGCGGCAGCGGTGCTCGAGGCCGCCACCGCACTGGCACCGCACGCCGAGGGCCTCGCGGCAATCGCCCGAGCGCTAGGTCCCTGGGGCGTCGCCTTCGCGGTGATCGGCGTCGCCGCCTGGACCATTCATCAGCGGCTGCAGCGGCAGCGGGAGGTCACCGGATGACGGAGCACGACCGCGAGCTCGGCACCATCGTCGCCCGTCTGACCGAGATCGAACGGCGCCTGACTGAGGGCGACAAGGACATGCGGGAGCTGACCCGCACAGTGACGGAGCTGGTCAAGGCGATGGCCGGCCTCACGGCGCGGCTAACTGTGGCCGCTCCGCTCCCGGGCGGATCGCCGGCGGTGCCCGCCACGGGTGCCGCAGCTGCCGGCGGCATCGTCGGCGCGGCCTTGGGCGCGAAGCTCGCCTCCTGGCTCGGGCTGGGCTGATACGCTATGGGCCTGTTCGACGATGCGCTGGCGGTGCTCGCCGCCGATCCAAACCTCGGCGTCGAGGCGACCTACCACGCCGCGGGCACCGGCACGCCCAATTCGCTCCGCGTCCTGCGCTCCAGCCCCGATCGCGTGGTGGACGCCTTCGACACGCCGGTGCTGCGCGCGACCGACGTGCTGACGGTCGCCATCGCGGCCCTGCCGGCGGTCGAGGCGGGCGACACCTTCGCCATCGGCGCGGACCTGCTCACGGTGGACAGCGCCGAGCGGGATGCTGCCGGGGTCGCCTGGCGCGTGCTCTGCCGGCGATAGCATGCGGCTCACCGCGATCGTCGGCGACCTCCGCAATGCGCTGGCCGAGGAGGTTCGCGCCGGCGAACGCGCCGCGTCCCGCGCGGTGCGCGCCGAGACGGATGCCCTGAAGACTGAGCTCCGCGGCCAGGTCACCGGCTCGCTCGGCGGCAAGGCGCGTGGGATCGCCAATGCCTGGCGCTCGCAGGTCTTCCCGCGGACGGGCGTGTCGATGCGCGCCGCTGGCCTCGTCTGGAGCAAGACCCCGCTGGTGATCGACGCCTTCGAACGGGGGGCGACCATTCAGCCGAAGGGCGGCGGGCGCTTCCTCGCCATCCCGACCGGCTTCAACGCCGCTCGCGGCTGGCGCGGCCGAGGCGACAAGGGGCTGCGCGTCACCCCGGCTCAGATGGTCGCCTCCGGCCAGGGCTTCCTCCGCCCGTTCCGTTCGGGCCGCGGCTTCGTCTGGTGCCTGCCGCTGCGCCAGGGCGCGGCGTCGGGCCGGCGCCGCCGCACCCGCCTCATCGCTGGCGGCGTGGCCGAGGTCGGCACCGCCAACCGCAAGGGCCGCGAGGCCTGGGCCCGCGGGCTGCTCGAAGGGGGGATGGTGCCGATGTTCCTGCTGCTGCCGCAGGTCAACCTGCGCAAGCGCCTCGACGTCCGCGGCGCGGCACTGCGCGCCCTACGTCGCCTGCCACGGCGCTTTGTGGCGGCCTGGGAGGCCGAAGCCGGGAGGTCCGCGTGAGTGTCCGCGAGACCGCTTTGGCCGCCCTGTACGCCCGCCTGGGCGCCACCCTGGCCGCACGTAATCCGGCCCCGAAGATCCTTCGCAACGAGACCGTCCCGCAGCGCCTGCCGCCCGGCGGCCTCGTCGTGGTGCGTGACGGCGAGACGGTGGACGAGACCCCGATCCTCTCGCCGCTCGCATGGGCGGTCGAGCACCGCGCCGAGGTCGAGGTCGTGGCGGCGACGGGCGCGACCCTCGATGCGCTGCTGGTCGACATCGCCGGGGCGATCGCCGGCGATCGCACCCTCGGCGGGGCAGTCGAATGGGCGGGGCCCGGCGCGCCGACCTTCGACGATGCCGAGACCGAGGGCGCGGCAGCGGCCCGCGCCGCCTCCGTTCCCGTCACGCTATCCTTCACCGTCGCCGGCTCGCCGCTGGCCTGACAGGAGCTTCCGATGCCCCGTGCCATCGGCGCGAACTCGCGTCTGCTCATGATCCCCGAGGTGACCTATGGCACTGCGCCCGGAGGCAACTGGCGGCGCGTGCCGTTCCTCTCCTGCAATCTGGGCGCCGAGCAGCCGCTGCTGGACGCGGACGTCATCGGCCTCGGCGGCAATCGTGACGCCGCCCCGCCCTTCCTGGACACCGTCACCGTCTCCGGCGATGTCGTGGTGCCGTTGGACCTGATCAACATCGGCCACTGGTTGCGCCTACTGCTCGGCGCGCCGACCACCACCGGCACCAACCCGAACTACACCCACACCTTCGGCTCCGGCGCGGCGACGCTGCCGTCGCAGGCGATCGAGATCGGCTATCCCGACGTGCCGAGCTACGACGTCTGTGTCGGGGTCCGCGCGGACGCGCTGGAGATCGACTTCAGCCCGACCGGCCCGGCGACGGCCACGATCAAGCTGGTTGCCCAGGGCTCGACGCGCTCGGGCTCGTCCTCTGGCGGCACGCCGGTCTCGGCGGTCTACACCGCCTTCCACAAGGCGCAGGGCTCCATCAGCCGCGCCGGTTCTGCGCTGGCGCAGGTGACCGGTGCGCGGCTCGCCTACTCGAACAGCGTCGAGGCGGTGCGCACGATCCGCGCCGACCGCAAGATCGAGGGCGCGGATCCCGGCATCGCGCGCGCCACCGGCCAGATCACCGCGCGCTTCGCGGACACCACGCTGCTGACCCAGGCGGGGAACGGCACGGCGGCGGAGTTCGCCTTCGCGTTCACCATCGACGCCAACCGCAGCCTCACCTTCACGCTGCACGAGGTCTATCTGGCGCTCGCCAAGACCCCGATCGAGGGGCCGGCCGGCGTGGAGGCGAGCTTCGAGTTCCGCGCCGCCTACAATGCGGCGGCCACCCGCATGATGACGGCGGTGCTGAAGAACCAGCAGGCGGGGACGGAGTACGTGTAAGCGCAACAGCCGGTCTGGTGAGCCCGCGAAGCCGCTACGTCTACGCTTCCGGCGGCCACGGAACTGGTAAGTCAAGAATTTCTCCAGCTACGCGGCCGGGCCGGACGATGCCCTCTCTTTCGTTCATTATCAGCTCGTGGAACGGCAGACGTACTTCTGTGGGAAGCGGACACGACGCGCTCGGGTTCCGCGCCAGTAGCGGCTGCCATCTTTCCTCGCGTAGTTTCCAAATGTCAGCTCGAGGAAAGACGAGCACAGCAGAGACATTCGAGTGATTCGGCCTACCTCTACGCATCCAGAAGCCGTCGCCACGCCGACGCCTCATCTCTCTCCGGCCATCGCGATACTCAACATCCTCCGTGATTTCTGGCCCGAACAGGCCACCTGCCACGTTCTCTGCGAAATCGCCGGCCAGATACGCAAGCTTCTCGGTCCGATCAGCCACGACAAGCACGTAGGGAAGGCCGAAATCTCCATACCGCGTCGCCTTCTTGCCCAAGGCGCGCATCAACGCCGCGGCGGGCTCCGCCATGTCCATGCTGAAGACACGCTGCATGGCAAAGGCGATCTGCCGGCCGCCTGGCCTTGGCCGAAACCCAGGGACGAGCCGCAAACCGATCTCCCATCCTCCGACCGAGAAGACCCGCTCGACCGGTGTACCGGAGCGGGCTGCCTCAGCCTCAGTGCGAGCCCAAACCTCGACTTGCGCGACGAGCCGGTTAAGCGATGGGCTATTTGGGCCGCGCGCTTCGACGTGGTAGCTAAGCCGCATGTCTTCCGGCAGCTGAACGGCGTTTAGGCGATCCTGAATTACTGCTTCCCGCTGTTCGTCGGCGACGCTCTCGGTGTCGGGATTGATTGTTGTCACCTCGATGTAGGCGAGCGGCTCGCCATCTGTGCTGCGGATGAGGAAGTCGGGCCGATTGTTGTTGCCGTCGAGGGTCGGATGGATCTCGATGCGATAGCCAAGTCGGACGAGCGCGGCATGCATCACGAGCTCAATCAGGCCGCTTTCGAAGCCCAGATCTCCGCTTCCCCTCATCTGGCCAGCTAGGGCAGCCGCGTCCGCGGGAGGCATCTCAGCGAACCACCGCTCCAGCAGTTCGCGATAAGCCTCGAACTCTTGCCGCGAGTTGCGCTGGTAGAACGCAAACAGCCCTTCTGACTGGCGCTTAGGTGAGGCGTCTGTCCTATCGAAGGCTGTGAAAAGCACCGGCATATCAATCTTGACAACTCGTTCGGATGCTGAGGGCGGCCACCAGCACGCGTGCGGGTGCCAGCACCTTCAACTCGACAGTTTACGGTCACGAGCGCGGGTAGCACCAGGCCGAGATTACGCTCGAATAGTGGGCGCGGGACGCGAGCAATGACCTTACCAAGAAAGGCTTGCAGAGCGTCTGTTGGTTTTCCGCGAGCCGACGCCTGCACATCCCCCAGATCTGTCTTCGAATGAGGCCCCAAAATGCTCACCCTCGACCTTCCGGCCGAGCCGTACTGGCTCGACCTGCCACGAGGCGTCCGCGTCGAGATCCGGCCCGTGACCACCGCCGTCATGGCAGCCGCGCAGGCCGCCGCCGCGCGCCGTCTCGCCGCGATCCGCCTCGCCGATCCGGACCTCGACACCGACATGTTGCGCGGGCTCTCCTTCGCCTTCCTGGTCAAGGCGCTCGCCCGCCACGCCGTCACCGCCTGGGAGGGCATCGGCGACAGCGCCGGCAAGCCCCTACCGCTCACACCCGAGGCGGTCGAGCGCCTGATGGACCTCGACGACATCGCCGCCGCCTTCTGGGACCGCGCCACGGCGCCCGTCGCCGCGGTGGCCGCCGAGGGAAACGGCTGAAGGCCCGCGCCGCCTGGCACTTCGGCCGCGGGCCCGAGTACTGCCGCGGCTGCACTGCCCTAGGCCGCGACTGCGCCGACGCCTGCCCCTACGCCGCGCACGCGCCGGCCAGCATCGAGGGCCACGCCTGCTGGGCCGCCAGCACGGCCTGCGCGCAGGCGACGGTGTCCGGCCTGACCCTCGACACCGCCGGCGCGCTCGCCGCAGCCCGCGAGCTTGGTGCCGCCGGATGGGCCGCCGCCGAGCTGCTGCTCGCGATCCGCATCGGCATGGCAGAGGGCAGCGCCGCACACCGCGAAGGGGAGACCCAGCCCCATGGCTGACGCAACCCGCCGCGTCTCGGTCCGCCTCTCGCTGGACGACGCCGCCCGCGTGAAGGCCGGGCTGCGCGAGGTGGGCGAGACCGGCCAGCGCTCGCTCGACGGCATCCGCGGCGGCGCCGAGCGCGCCTCCCGCGCCCTCGACCTCCTCGACACCGCGATCAAGGGCATCCAGATCGCTGGCCTCGCGGCCGGCATCCGGGCGGTGGTGGTCGCCGGGGACTCGCTCTCGGGGAGCATGGGGCGGCTCACCACCGCCCTGGGCTCCGTCGAGCGCGCCGCCGAGGTCTATGAGGGGCTCTACCGCGACAGCCTGCGGACCGGTGTCGCGGTGTCGGAGAGCGTCGAGGCCTTCCAGCGCTTCGCCATCGCCGCCCGCGAGATCGGCGCGACCACCGACCAGGTCGCCGAGCTCGTCGGCGGGCTGCAGCGCATGGCGATCGTCTCCGGGGCGGCGCCGCAGCAGATCGCGGCCGGCACGCAGCAGCTGGCCCAGGCGCTCGCCTCCGGCGTGCTGCAGGGTGACGAGCTCCGCTCCATCCTGGAGAACATGCCCCCGCTCGCCGCGGCGCTGGCGCGCGAACTCGGCGTGTCCATCGGCGAGCTCCGCAAGCTCGGCTCGGATGGCAAGCTCACCGCCGACCGGGTGTTCCCGGCGCTGCTGCGGGCCGTGCAGGGGGTCAATGCCGAGTTCGAGCGCGCCCCGCTCTCGGTCGGGCGGGCCTGGGGCCAGCTGAACGTCGCCGCGACCGAGTTCCTCGGCCGGCTCGATCAGGCGATCGGGCTTTCCAACACGCTGGCTCGCGCCCTATCCGGCGCGGCCCGGGCCCTTGATGGCGTCCGCCGCGGGGCCGGACTCCGCCAGGAGGCGGAGCGCCTTGCCGATCTCCGGCGCCAGCGCGACGAGCTTGCCGCCGAGATCGCCCGTCTCGAGACGGCTCCGCTCCAGCAGCCGCGGCGCGGGACGCTCCGCCTCCCCGAGACAGGGGAGAGCCGGAACGCACGGTTGGCAGAACTCCGGCAGCAGCTCCAGGAGCTGAACGCGGAGGTCGCCCGGATCGAGCGGGAAGCGGAGGAGCGCCGCCGCCGCGAGGAGGAGGAAGCCGCCGCGCGCGGCGCGGCCGCACGCCGCGAGCGGGCCACCCAGGACGTCGACGAGCTTCGCCGCCAGCTCGACGCTCGGCTGCGGATCCAGAACGAGTATGAGGAGCGGGTCCGCCGCCTGCGTGAGGCCGAGGCGGCTGGCGCGATCGATGCCGCCGAGCGCAGCCGGCTGGAGGCGCTCGCGCTGCGCGAGCGGGACGAGGCGCTCCGTCGCCTGGCCGGCAGCACCGAGCGCGTCACCGCCGCCGTCCGGGACAACGGGGCGGCGGAGCGGGAGCTCAACGCCCTGCTGCGCGAGCGCGAGCGGCTGATCGAGGCGAACGAGACGCCCTATGAGCGCTACCAGCGCCGGCTGGAGCGTCTGGCTGACCTCGTCGAGCGGACCGAGCGCGCTGGCCGATCCATCCCCGACGAGACGATCGGCCGCGAAGCCGTGGCCGCGATGACGGAACTCGAGGAGGGCGAGCGCCGGCTCCGCGAGGGCACGGAGAGCACGCGGGAGGCGGTCCGAGACCTCGGCTTCGCGTTCTCCTCCGCCTTCGAGGACGCAATCGTGCGCGGCGAGAAGCTGTCGAAGGTCATGCAGGGCCTGCTGCAGGACATCGCCCGGATCATCGCCCGCCGCACCATCACCGAGCCGCTCGGCAACGCGGTCTCCTCCGCGCTGTCGGGCTTCTCCTTCGGGGGCGTGTTCGGTGACATCGGCTCCTGGCTCGGCGGGCTGTTCCGCGCCGAGGGTGGCCCGGTCGCGGCGGGGCAGCCCTATGTCGTCGGCGAGCGCGGCCCGGAGTGGTTCGTGCCGGACCGCGCCGGGACCGTGCTGCCGAACGGCGTCGCCCCGGGCGGCCCGGTTATCCAGCAGACCATCAACATCGACGCGCGCGGGGCCGATGCGGGGGTTGAGGCGCGGCTGCGGCTGCTCGCCGGGCAGATCGCGCGGCAGGCCTCGGCGATGACCCTCGATGCCATCCGGCGCGGCGGGAGTGCCTACGAGACGGTGCGGGGGTAGCAGCCGTGGTCGAATACGCCTGGCCCGACACGCTGCGGCCCTCGCGGCTGGTCTTCTACCTCCAGCACAACACCACCCGCTTCGTCTCGCCGGTCACACGCGCCACCCAGGTGCTGCGCCGGGAGGGGGCGCGCTGGGTGGCGCAGGCGACCTTCGACCCGCTGCCGCCGGCCCGCGCGGGCGAGCTCGAGGGCCTGCTCGCAGCCCTGGCGGGCTCGGTGAACACCGTCCGGATCCCAGATTGGCGGCGCGAGTTTCGGACCGGCGATCCGCGCAGCGCGGGACAGGTGCCGGTCGGGCCCTACTCCTTCTCGGACGCGACGATCTTCACCGACGGCACCGGCATGGTCGTCGGCTCGGGTCACCCGGCGCTGTCCGCCGGTGCGCCGCGCGGGGCGCTGGCGATCCAGACCGCCGGCTGGTGGCCGAACGCGATCGCGGTCGGCGCCGGCGACCTCATCGGCTTGGCGGGGCGGCTCTACATCGCCCACGAGGCGGTGACAGCTAGCGGCGCTGGCACGGCGACGATCCCGATCTCGCCTCCGCTCCGAGAGGCGCTGCTGGCGAACCAGCCGCTGGTCCTCACGAAGCCCACCGTGCCGATGCGGCTGGTCTCGGACGACGAGGCCGCCAACCCGACCCGGCCGGGCCGCTTCACCGCCATCACCATCCGCCTGGAGGAGGCGCTGTAGTGTCCGACACGCACGGCACGCCTCGGCTGTCGCCGCACGCGGCGGCCTCCGCCACGGCGCCGGTCGCCGCGCCGGTGATCCTCTGCGAGCTCGACTTCGCCTCCGGCGCCTTCCGCGCCTGGACCGGGCTCGGCCCGCTCCACTGGGCGGGGAAGCTCTTCGAGGGGGTGGGCTCGATCGGGGCGGTGGGTGAGATCGAGGAGACGGTCGAGCTCCGCGCCGTGCGGCTGACGCTCGCGCTCTCGCCGGTGCCGCAGGAGGTGATCGACATCGCACTGGCCGAGCGGAGCTTCAGGCTGCGCCCGGCCCGGCTGTGGGGCGCGCTGCTCGACCAGGAGGGCGCCTTTGTCGCGGACCCGTTCCCGCTCTGGGCGGGGCTGATGGACACGATGGAGGTGACGGACGGCGCCGAGCCGCGCGTCGCGCTCACCTGCGAGAGCCGGCTCGTCGACCTCGAGCGCGCCGAGGTCCGCCGCTACACCGACGCCGACCAGCAGGCCGAATACCCGGGCGACCGCTTCTTCGAGTACGTCCCCGCCCTGCAGGAGGCGGAGATCCAGCTGCCGGCGACCTGATGCCGCGCCGCCCGGACTGGCCGGCCCGGCTGGCAGCCCTGCTGGCCGAGGCCGAGGCGCGCCCCTTCGACGCCCATCGCTGGAACTGCGCCCGCTTCGCCCTGGCTGCCGTGGAGGCGGTCACCGGCGCCGCGCCCCGCGTGCAGATCGCGCCGGGGCTCGAGGCCAGTGCCGATAGCGCTGGCTTCCCGCGCATCCCGCCGGCCTTCGCCCGCCCCGGCGACGTCGTCCTTGCCGGCGATCCGCCACGGCTCGGCGTCGTCGTAGACGGCGGCCGCGTCGCCTTCGTCGGGCCGCGCGGCCTCGTCCGCGCCCCGCTCACCGACTGCACCGCTGCCTGGAGGATCGGCTGATGCCGGCCGCCGTGCCCCTCATCGCCGTCGTCGCCGGCGGCATCGCCTCCGCCGCCGTGGGCGGCGGCATTATCGGCGCGATTGTCGGCGTCGGCGCCGCCTTCGTCGTCTCGACCATCGGCAACTCGGTCTTCCCGGCCAGGACGCCAACCGCGCAGACCACCGCCGCGAGCGGCACCGACGACACGGCGACGAGCCGCACGCAGTCCTTCCGCCAGCCGATCACCGAGCATCAGATCGTCTTCGGCCGCTGCAAGGTCGGCGGGCCGATCGTCTTCATCCACTCCGCGACCGACGACGCCGGCCGCGCCGATGGCTGGTTCTACTCGGTGGTCGTGCTCGCGGCGCACCGCGTTCGTGCCATCGGCGAGGTCTGGCTCGGCAACACGCTGGCGACCGACAGCAAGTTCTCCGGCCTGGTACGCATCGATCGCCACGTCGGCGATCCCGACCAGGCGGCGAACGCCAACCTGATCGCCGAGACGGGGGGCAAGTGGACCGCTGAGCACCGTGGCCGCGGTCGCGCCTATGTCGCCGTCCGCCTCAAGATCACCGCCGAAGCCTTCCCCTCAGGGCCGCCGAACATCGCCGCCCTCGTCGAGGGGGCCGATACCATCCTCGACCCGCGCACAGGTGCGATCGGCTGGTCCGACAACCCGGCCCTCTGCATCGCCTGGTACCTGACGGCGCCCTTCGGCTGGAAGGCCTCCTGGGCCGACATCGACATCCCCGCCCTCGTCGCCGCGGCGAACATCTGCGACGAGCTGATCGGCACCGGCGCCGGGGTCTATGAGCGCCGCTACACCGTGAACGGCCGCGTCTCGCTCGGCGAGGGCAAGATCGCCATCACCCGCAAGCTCGTCGCCGCCATGGCCGGCGCGCTGGTCGTCTCGGGCGGGCGGTTCTTCATCCATGCCGGCGGACCGGCGCTGCCGGCCGCGACGCTCACCTCGGACGACCTGCGGGGCGACGTGACCATCCAGGGCAGCCGGCCGCGGCGGGATCTCTTCAATGGCGTGCGGGCGGTCTACGTCGACCCGGCGAAGAACTGGCAGCCCACCGACGCGCCGCCGCTGCTCGCCTCGAACTACGTGGCCGAGGACGGCGGCGAGCAGATCTACCGCGACATGGAGTTCCCGCTCACCACCTCGGTCAGCACCGTCCAGCGGCTGATGAAAGCCGAGCTCGAACGGATCCGCCGCCAGCGCGAGGTGGCCTTCCCGGCGAACCTATCGGCACTGCGGCTGCGGCCCTGGGACGGGGTGACGGTCGCCCTCGACCGGGTGGGGCCCTTCCCGGCGCGGGTGACGGGCTGGCGGCTCTCGCCGGATGGCGGGGTCGATCTGACCCTCTCAGAGGAGGACCCGGCGGTGTGGGACTGGAACCCGGCGGTGGACGAGCGCGCCGCCGGCGACAGCCCCTCCGTGGTGCTGCCGAACCCGGGGATCATCGCCGTGCCTGCCACCATTGCGGTCGACACGCCGGTGGGCACCGCCTTCGCCGTCCTCGGCGTGTCCTGGGCCGCCGTGGCGAGCGCCTACCTGGCCGGGTACGAGCTCCAGTTCCGCCCCGCCTCGGTCGCGGTCTGGCAGGGCTACGGCGGCGCCCTCGGCGCGACCGCGGCATCGATCCCGACCGCGGAGCCGACCGCCTTCCGGGTGCGCGCGGTGGCGCGCAGCGGGGCGGTGTCGGGCTGGCGCGAGGCGCCGGTACCGGGAGCTGTCTCGGCACCGACCGCGACGGGGATTGCGGGCGGCATCCGGATCGGCGGCGGCTTCCCACCGGACGCTGTGCGCCTGCAGATCTTCGAGGCGGCCTCGAACAGCCTCGCCGCGGCCGCGAAGCTCCCTGCCGAGCCGACCGCGCTCCACTACGACCGCACCGGCCTCACCGCCGGCCAGACCCGCTGGTACTGGCTCCGCGCCGTCTCCGCCGAGGGGAACGTCTCGGCCCTCGCCGGGCCCGTCACCGCCACCGCCCTCTGATCGGAGGCCGCCATGCCGGCGCGCATCGACGACCTGCTGGTCCTCAACGCCAACCTCTCCAAGACCGACTTCGCCAAGTACCTCCGTGACCGCGAGGCCGTGCTGCCCTCCGACTTCGGCGGCCTCGGGGACGGGGCGACCGACAGCCGGACCGCGATCCAGGCTGCCTTCGACCGCGCCGCCGCGGACGGGAAGTTAGCGATCATCCCGCCGGGCACGTGGAACGTCTCGGCCGGCGTGGTCCTCGGCGGCGGGGCGCGCGGCCTGATCATGCAGGGGGTGATCCAGTACACCGGCGCGGCGGGCGCTCACACGGCGGTGCTAACGCTCGGCGACGGCGGGACGGTCCGCAACGGCGAAAAGCTGTACCTCGGCCTGCAGGTGGTGCGGCAGATCCAGTCGGACTGGAGCACCGAGGGCGACATCGGCATCGTCGCCCGCAACCTCGACTCCTCGCTGCTCGACCTGCGCCTGGTCTCCGGCTTCACCATCGGCCTGCGCACCCTCGGCGACGCGCGCGGCTTCGAGGACACCACGCTGATCCTCGGCCGCATCCTGAACAACCGCTTCGGGCTGGATGTGCACTGTGCGCAGGCCGGGTCCTGGAATACCTCGATCCGCTACTACGGCGGGCACTTCGCGCTCGCGACGGGGATCAACCCGACGATGGACCGCTACGGCGTGCGGTTCTCCCGCGGCGCGGCTGACGCCTACAACAACCACAACCGGCACGTCTTCGACGCGCCGAACTTCGAGCTCCGCCAGCTCGACCCGAACCTCGCCATCCCCTTCCTGAACCAGACGAACGGCACCGCAGTCATCGCGCGCGGGATCCGCATGGAGGCCTGCTCGCCGATCGTGGCGCACCACACGGCCCAGGCCACCGACTGCGAGTACGAGGTGGCCTGGGCACAGAGCTACGCGGTACGGATGGACTACGGCCCGACCGCCACCCGCGCCGGCAACGCGGTGTTCAACCGCCATCGTGCGCCGGCCTCCCGCCTGATCCGGCTGTTGGCGGGGATCCCGAACCTCCGGGCGGCGGCCTTCCGGGACAGCTCGACCTATATCGGGGTCGAGGGGGCGGTGATGATCGCGACCTCGACCACCACCGACACCACCATGGCGGCGCTGTCCTGGAATGGGCTGGACGGGGTCACCGCGACAGGGCGGGGTCTGCTGCTGAACGCGAACCGCGGCGTGGCCTTCGTGGTGCAAACCACGCACGCGAAGGAGTTCGCGCTGGCGCCCTGGCTGGTGGGCGGGGCCGACGGCGGCAGGCTCTATGTCCGGTGCTTCGACGGTGCGGGGACGGTCCGCGAGAGCCAGCCCCAGGACGTGCTGGCCTCGGGCACCACCATGCTGTGGGACGCGCCCTCGAAGGGCTGGACCGCGGGCGCGGTGATGCAGGACAGCCTGCTGAACCGCCGCCAGACGATCCGGCTCGGCGCGGGCGTCGCCTTCGCGCAGATCGGGATCATCGGCTTCGACGGGCAGATCGAGCTCGAGGCGCTGCGGCTCTACGGCCTGCCGGAGGACGCGCCGGCGATCCTCTACGGCTGCCCCTCGCTGCCGGCGGGGGCGCGGACGCTGGCGCTGGAAACCAGCTTTGACCTGCCGAGCCTTGGCCCGGGCGCGACGGCGAACGTCGACGTCACCGTGCCTGGGGCGCGACGGGGCGACTTTGCCGATGCGTCGCTCGACACCAGCAGCATCGCCTTCGTGCTCGACTGCCATGTGTGGTCGAACGACAAGGTGCGGGTCACGGCGCGGAATGTCAGCGCCTCGACGGTGGATCTCGGCGCAGCGCCGCTGTCGGTGCAGGTGACGAAGCGGCGTCCGACTTGA